GGCGCTGACCTTATCCTGAATGCCACCCCAGTTATTTTCCCATGCGTTACGTAGCAAGGCGACCACGGCGATGGCCGCGGCAATAGGGATGGCAATCGCGGCGATGGCCGAGACAATCGACCAGATAATCGGCAACAGGATAATCCCGATCCCGATGGCCGCGCCGATTAAAACGTCCTTCCATGATACGAACTGCGCTATTGCCTCGAGAATCGGCGTGGCCAGCGCGGTGATTGTCTCGCGAAAACGGTTGAACTTGTCAATCAGCCCCGGCAGTATTTCATTGCGAAACTGCATTAATTGGCCCAGCATCTCGCGCGGTATCAGGCCGCGTAACGACAGAATCAGGGCGTCGATCACCGGGACGCCGTTGCTAACGCGATCAACGAATTCGACAATGGCCCCGGCCAGCCTTGCGGCAAATCCGGCCGCCCGTTCAAACGCGCCCATGACGGCCGGCATGACGCGCTCGCCAATCTCCATCAATTTGTCAATGAGCGGGGTCATGACGGGAATAAGCCGCGCGCCAACCTCGTCTTTCAGGTTGCTGATCCACACTCGCAATTTAGTAAACGGATCGCTCATCCCGGCCATGCCCTCGGTATTCTCGGCCAGTTTGGCCATGACCTGATTCGTGAGCGCCGTCTGCTGCTCGCTCTTGGTTAATTCATCGACCGATTTTCCAATACTCTTGGCATATGCTTCGTTAGCTTCTGTCAGGTCGACCTGAATACCGAGGTTGTCCAGAATCATCGGCGACAGACGGCCAACGCCCTTAACGATGGAGTCCAGCATGTAATCCATCGATTCGCCGGTAGACGCTGACACCCTGCTCAGGTAGACCATCGCCTCAGGCAACTGCTCGGCAAACTCGCGGGAGACGAGTTGCGCCGCCTGATTGTAGGATTTCATCAAGTCGGTATTGGAAATCAACCCGCCCGATGATTCTTTCAGGGCGGCCAGCATCGCCGACGATCCGCCAGCCAGCGAGCCGGTCAACGCCTCAAACGAACTGGTGATGCCGGGAATGGCCGCCGCGTCGCTGGCCAATTTCAACGCCGCGCCGCCAACAGCCGTAAGGCCGCTGGCGGCCATGGAGAAGCCGCCGAGGGCCAGCCCGCCGAGGGCCTTGAATCCGGTCGTTATTTTACCCAGAGGCCCGCTGGTATTGTCCTCGAGGTCAATGACGATTTCGACCTTATGTTTAGCCATTCCTGTTCTCGTGTTTCTGCGCGTCCCGTTGGCCGCGAGCTACTTCGTCGGCGTAAGCCCGGTGGCGCAGATACCACGTCATCCGTTCCGGCGGTGTCTCGCCGGTCACTACCCACGGCGGCACACCCCACGTCTCAGCCGCCTGTAAAATCCCGACCCAGCCCGGCAGATGCGCCGGAGCGTTAGGTCGCAGGGCGGCGTGATAAATGCGCCGCCTTACCCGTTTGGGACGCCGGCCTGCTCATTCATGTTTTCAAACATGCGCGCTGCCGTGGTCGCGATTTCGCCGACCGGCAGCTTTCTCACGGCCGCGTCTGCCGTTGCGTCATCGAGGTATTCCCCGTCGTCGCCCACGGCAAAATGTTTCAATAACGCAAACGCGGCCAGCATCTGGCGCGGCCCCTCGCTGGACATATCGACGATCACGCCGAATTCCAGTTCGTTCGTTCGTTCATTCGTAACCCGAAAAAGTTTGATAGTATCGCTCATTGTAATCATCCCGTTATCCGTTAGGGCAGTGCTGATAATTCGTTGACCACGATCAGTTTCAGACCCAGCGTGTCACCCGCGCTGTAGCCAACGCGCCCCGTCACAGTCACGACGGTGTTACCATCGTCGTCGCTAATCGGGTCGAACTTGGTATAGGCCGTGGCCATATCGATGCGTAACGTTTTCTTCTGGTAGCCCGTCCCGCCGGTGGTTAACGCCGGGCCTTCGACGTTCAACCGGATCAGGCGCGGCTTGTTGTCGCGCCATTTACCGCGCTCGGCCACACCCACGGCGTTGTACTCATACGTCGCGCTGAATTCACCGGCAAATGTGGCCGGGTCGAAATAGTGGTAATCGAAATATAGCTGGTTTTTATCCAGCACATATTTCGCCCTCCAGCCGGTCGTGACGTTCAATTGCCACGATAGCAGGGTGGCCGTTTTCGCCGTCGAGCCAATCGTGCCGCCGCTATCGTCGATAAACAGGGCCGCGTTCCCGGCCATCATCTCAGAAACGGTCGGGACGGTCAGGCTATTGGTGAACGTTGTGTCTTTCACCTGCCGCCCCTGCCAGTTAGACGACATCATGACGGCTTGTCCCCGTTCGCCGGATAGCGTGAAGTCGGTGACAAACGAGTATTCCATCTCCTCCGCCTGTTGATTGTCGCCGGTTTCAATGGTGTATGTCTGGATGGTGTTGGCCGAGGTTAACCCAACGTCGAACGTCCAGATTTTACCCGACGCACCGGAACCAGCGTCGTTTGTCGGACTGGCCACTTTTTTAATCCCGGCTTGCAGGATGTAGGGTAGTTGCTCGAACGTCGCCTCAGTCGCCTCTTGCGACCATGCGCCGCCGATCTGTGGCGTGTAGGCTCGCAGCGACGGGATGGCGATGCCTACCTGCTCGTTCACAAATACCGGCTCTCGAACATCCTCGAGGCCCGACGCCGGGCCGCGCCATACGGTCGTTGCAGCCACCGGCGTCCCCGCCGTTGTTTCTTTGCCGATCTGGGTTTTACGTGCCCATTGCGCCATGTTTCATTTCTCCTTGCGGCGTGGCCGCGTCTATAATTCCCGCTGTAATTTTATCTCGCCTAAATCAATCATTGCGCCGAAATACCAGATGTCACCCCATTGTATGGGGCCGTAGGTGTAGGTTATCTCAGCGATGTTGTGAATGCCCGGCAAGTCACCGTTTTTTAACGCGCTGAAAACAGCGTCGATAGTCGGTTCGACTTGAGGCAAAATCACCTGATCGGCTGTGGCTATGTTGCCCATGCCGGTGATCAACCCGATGCGTACCTGATGATAATGAGTAGATAACTCAGGTGGGCCGATAGTCGCCCGGCCCTGTGTCAGCCATACAACGGCCGCGGGCGTGGTCGCTATCTGGGACGGCGGGTTGTCCGGTGCGAAAACGATGCCGGGTACGTCCCTGACAACGTTAACCAGCGCCGCAATCGTGTTGACTATCGACGGGTTAGACATAGCGACGATCAACCCCCTCGAGCAACGCCATAACGTCAGCATCGGCCTGAATCTGCGCCATGACGGTGAACACGCCCAGCCCAGCCGTTCCGGCAACGCCAAAAACAGCGTCTTTGCGCATCCATAGGCGATGGGCCAACAGGAGTACGGCCTGCCGGATAGGGGGCGGAGGGTTCTCGGAGTAGCCGAACACCGCCGTTACCTCGACCGGGCGACGGGTGCTGAATCGCGCCCCGCCGGTGGCGCGTAGCTGGCGATATGGCCGCCCCTTGGCCGTGGCGTTAAACGGCTCTGGCCTGTAATCGGTCGACGGCCATGTCGTCTCATATACGCCGTCACCGTCCTCGTCGCTCTTGACGCTGACAATGGAAAGAAAATCATCGGCGTATAGCACGTCCGGGAAACGGGCGACATACAGGCGGCTCTCCTGCGCGGCCGTAAAACGCGTGTCCATGTATTCATCGACCCAGCGGCTGGCCGCGTTGATTGCCAGCCCCATCGCAACGCCGTCCTCTGGCGCCCATTTCACGCCGCCACTGCCGTCAATACGCTGTTGCAACTCGGCGACGGTGGCATATTCAAAATCGCTCACGGCGTTACCTCCTCAGCGTATAACGTGTAATTGCCCATGCCGACGTGATATGTATAGGTCTGACCCGGTTCCGTTTTCACCGTACCGTCGATAGGCTCAATGGCGTGCAGATGCTTGTCCAGCGACGGCCAGATAATCTGTGGCCACGGTTTATAGGTGCAATGACCGCAAACAATGGCCAAGTTCGCCCGTTGCGTCAACCCGGCCGCCTGCGCGTCAACAGCAAGATACCAGTCACATGCCGCATATTGGCTGTGGCGCAGATTGAGATGTCTCAGCGCGTCGCGACGGATCAGGGTGCAGCCCAGCCCCACCCCGGCCACGTCTATGATCCGGCCCCATGCTGACCGCGCCGCGTCCGGTTCGTCGGATAACGTCCGACCATGCGTCTCGGCCACCTCGGTATATGCGCTCCAGTTGCGCATCCCGTGCCGCCATACGTACAGGCTATAGGCAATGTCAGAATCACAAGCCATCAGCCCGTCTATCGCGTCAACGGGGATGACCATGTCGCACTCAATGGTCAGGAGCGCGTTATATCCACCATCCAGCGCCATGCGAACGGCCTTGTTATAGTTGTGGGTTATGTTGTCGTATCCGTCTGGATACGGATTGTCATGGTAGCTGATAACCCAG